GGTGCGAACCAAGTATAATCTTTACCATCAAGCTTATCACTATCATCAGCTTTACCGTGAATTGGTAAGTATGGGTGGTCATGCTTTAAATCTTTAAGCCATACCTCTTTTAACTCTTCAATAGTCAAATATCCCGTATTTTTAAAGATAATTTCACTATTACAGTCACCATCAGTATTAATGGCTATTTTTGTATATAAAACCCCACCGATACCCTCAGCAAATACGATTTTAGGCGTAAGTGCAAAAGAGGCTATTTTATTGTCTCTTGTTAAGAGTATGAGAGCATAGTTATACTTGCTAAATGCCTCATCAGCGTTAATCATCACCTCGTAGGTTGGTACGCCTTTAGAGTCGTAGTAAGACGTATCTATATCTGCTGTATGGTAGATATAATCTTGTAACTCCTCTAGTGTGGGAACACCACCGCCTATAATCTCAGCCAACGCCTCGTTATCGTGGTCATCATGTCCTATAAAAGAGTAACTCACTACCTCTTCTAAAGCCTCATCGTTTAACAATTTTAAAAAATCATCTGTAGGTACTGCTGTTAAATAAGCCATATAATACCCTCCTTTACGTGTACTTGTTTTTTGGTTGTTATGTCTATAGAACTTGATAATCCTATCATCTGTGTAAGCTCTACGCCCACGCCATAAAGTAACTTTGACTGAGGTAAAGCAATAGCAAAGCGGTTAAGATGTGAACGCACATTTTTAGCACTATAAATAAGCTCTCTAGCCTTTTTAAAACGCTCTAAATGATAAACCTTAGAAAAGTCCACATCTAAAGTAACCTTGACATCAAAGTCACCACCGCTTAACGCGTCATCATCGAATGACTCTACCAACTCACCACTATCGAACATCACTTCTATAGCTTTTTTTACTGCGTATACCGTGCCTTTGTATCTATGTATCTCAAAAGCACTATGTAGGTACTTTCTAGCCTCATCTTCAGTCAATCCCGTAATATCCACGTCATAGGATACGGCTAGATGTGGCAGTAGTGAAACATTAGCCTCTAAAGGTAAAGTGCTTAAGTTTACTTTACGCTCTAATATCTCTACCATACATCTAGCGTTTTGTTGGTCATCAAAAGAGGCATTAGGTGGGAGTAAATCAAACATAGACTTAGTCATTTTCTACCTCGTAATCTGCTTCTACAAAGGTTAATTCGTAACCGTCTATCTGTACTATCTCAGTCTTATCTGTGAAAATATCATTAAACTTAGTCGGTATACGGTAAACCCCTTTTACTTGTAGATTTTTAATAATCTCTGAGCGTGTTAAGTGTTGACCTATTACGAAGTTTTCATCATTAAAATTCTTTTTGATAAGCTCTTCTACATACGCTTGACTGCTTAAGTCATAAAGCTCTATCGTAGCCGTAAGCGTAAACGATTTAATCGTCGCTGGGTAGATATGCACGTCATCATTTAACGGTCGTACTTTTTCGCGTGATAACATCGCTTCTACACGGTCAACCATAACCGCATCTACACCCTCTTTAGAGTAGAGGTATACATTTACCTCTAATGTCCCTTTTTTACCCCATACGACAACGTCATCTATACGACTATCAGCCGTGTATGTCCAATAAAGATAAGCGTTAACACTACCCGCTGTAGAGAATTTACCTAATGACCTTATGGCTCTTACCCTTAAGTTATCGTCACTCTCAGACTCTGAACCATGAGCAAACTCTTCTAGTGCAAAAGCACGGCTTACAAAACTAAAAGGTGTAGTGATATTTTCAGTTAAAATATTTGTAGCAGTTACAAACGCGTCAAGCTCTATCAAAACAGTTACAGAGGTATCACCTGCCTTGATGGTCGCATCTTCCATGACATAGGCTCTATATGTCCCGCTATTGTCCGTGAGTTCTGTATCTTTTGGTATGGCTACGTCATAGCTTAAAGCCATAGATAAATCAAATCTATACTTAGCGTAAGGCTTAGAGCCTTTTAGCCTCCATACGTCCAAAAATGCTGAGAGGTGGTCTAGCATCTCACCCGTAGCCGTAGTAATCAGTAATTGACGTATAATATAATTATCTTGGATTTGCCCCTGCCATTGCTTATAAGTAACGACGCGTAAATCTTTCATATATCTATCAGACTCTAAAGGTCTATAGTTCGGTAGGTACTCTCTGAGCTTGATAATATTCTGTTTTAAAAGATCGTTGTACTCTTCTATATTTACTACGCTTGGAGGTGGTAAAGACCCGACCTCTTTTAATATATCTCTATTATGCAAAACCATTAAAAACCCCCTCGAAGTAGCTACCATCAGTAAAGTTAAAAAGTGTTTTAACTGTACCTTTTACTGCGTCCATGGCTACCACTTTTACACTATCTAAAGTTTTTCGCGGTTCCCATACCGTAGCGTCTATAATGTGACGACGATAATCTATAAGAAAATCATCGTCCATAGGTCTATCTATAAGCTCGTGAAATCCACACCCAAACTCTGGTAACATCGTGACCGTATTTTTAGGAGTGGTAAAGATATTCGCGTAAGACTCTACGATACTAACCTCAAAACCGTCACTCTTAGCCAATAAAGAAAAAGTTATCTCAGTAGCCATTATGTACGTTCCAATTCAGCTGTACCGACAAAGCCTAAATGATGGTGATTTGTTAAATCACCTCTTTGGTCACTTATGGTTTTATCTACGGTTAAAGTACCCGTGATAGTAACATCAGAGTCTAGCTTTATACTCGGAGCTTTTACCGTTACATCACTTTTAAAATCAGCGTTATAAGTCTTTTCTTTTAAATCAAAAGTAATGACCGTTCCGTCGCTGTATTCGGTTATCTCTACATCGTCTCTAATGCCCTTTGGTGGCTCTAGTCCCTCATAATACAACCCCGTCAAGATATACCCCTGCCTATTCTCTCCATGAGGATTAATAACTAGGACTTGGTCACCATTAGAGAGTGATATATAATGCTTTTTACTTGGGGTAGCACTAGCCACACGAATAGGTAACCAATCACTAGGACGACCATCTGCATAGATAATAGCCACGCCCTTAGTATTATCAACCTCTTTTATCGTTCCTATCTGTAGATTATTTTTGACCATGTTCAATCTCTGATAAACGCTTATGAAAAGACTTTAAAGATGTTTCAATCGCTATAAGCTTCTCTTTTTTCTCTAGTTGAGTTTTATAGATTGTCTCATAACAAAAATCAAGCTTTTTACGCTCGTGATTTATAGTATTTTCAAAAAAGTTTTGGGTGGTTTTTAATTCGTTTATAAGTAGCTCGTAGATTTCATTTTGATGTGTTAAACTATCGTTTATCTTTTCAAATACTTTTCTATCTTCTGTAATACGCTCGTTCGCACTTTCAGCTAATTTTTTAATTGCATAAAGTAGTACCAAGACAAAAATACCAAGTACACCATAATCTAAAATATGCTTTTCTAAGTTGAACAATTCTTAAGCCTCTTATTAATATCTAAGCTAAGCCTCTAAAGGGAGAAAGAAAAAGGCTTAACCAATGCTTGACGTGTGAATTATTACTAAAATTGAGGTATATAGATAGCCATATAGAGTATATATGCCTTATATGGAAAGTATTTATATTTTATAGCAGTAGGGAGATTAAAAGAGGTAAAAAGGTGACACACCTGTAAGGCTTAAGTGTGTCAATATTATGAGGTATCAATAGAAGTATTTAACTGCCTTGACATTGATTTTTGAAATCCTCTAGTTTTTTATGCACTTGCTCAATATATGCGGGAGGAGCATATTTAAAAAGAGTGGCGATGCTCTCTAGCTCTTCTTTGCTATCCGTTGAGATATTCGCGTCAACCTTGATATAAAAAGAGTTGTTATCTCCTATTTGCTTATTGAGTACACCGTTACTTATGGTGTTGTTATCGTTCGACTCTATGGTCTTATCTCCTATGCCATAAAAAAGCCAATTTAGGCTAATGCCTTTAGACCCTGCAAGAGAGATAAGACGCGGGTAAGGTAAAGTCGTGTTTTCATTTTTCCATTCGCTAACAGTTTTTGGAGAAACATCAAAATAATCTGCTATATCATTTTGAGTAATTACCTCTAAAATTTCTTTTATTCTCTCGAAGAGTGCTTTAGTGTCAATCATTGGTTATTTCCTTTAGTATTTACTTATAAGTTAAAAAGCTAATACACCTTTAAGTTAAAAAATACTATTATTTTACATAATAAGTAATAAGTTACTTATCACTTACATAATAAGCTACTGTAGCTTAATTTATGATAATTAGGAGCGTGAAAAATGGCAACAAAAAGTAATCCTATTACGATATACCTCTACGATAAGCGTAACATGACACTAAGCCTTTGGGCTAAAAAACACGGCTTTAACGCTACAAGTGTAAGAAATACATTTTACGGAATAAGACCAATAAAAAAGATAGTTACTTACATTGAGGCTAACGACACCACTCTTTTTAATCTTCTACCCGTAGCGTCTAAAGAGGTGTTAGAAAATGTCTCATAGTACAGACCTAGAGGCATTAAAAGCCAAAGTAGATATTATTTCACTAGCTGAGTCTTACGGCTTTGAATTTAAAGAACCTAGAGGCGTAAAATATAGAGCCAAATCAAATCTAATCAGAGACGAAAAAACAAGCTCACTAGACTTTTACACAGATACGCAAAAGTTTTATGATTGGGGAACGGGTGACGGTGGGGATATTATAGACCTCATAGCAAAATTAGAAAACCTAGACACAACACAAGCCATAATAAGGCTAAAAGAGTTAGCGGGTGAAGATACCTATAGCGTAACAAAAAGAGAGGCTAAAACAGTACCTAATAAGCCTAAAAAAGTTAACTTTTCACTACTTCATAACCAATCACTAAACGAACTACAAGCCATTAAAAACAAAATTCCTTTTATTGAACTTCAAGAAGAAGAAAAAGACGGACAAATAACAAAACATGAGTTAGTTATTAACGAAAATTACGCTAAACTTTTTGAGGGTTTATCTTTTACAGTAGATGTAAAAGCCAAACTAGATTATATTTTTTCAATCCTCTTAGGGTGGTCTGATTTTTGGAAAAGTCCTACACTTATTTTAAGAGACCTTGACGGTCGTGTCGTGGATATTGTAGCATATAGACCACACGACCAAGAGACGGGTCAAGAAATAAGCGGTATGAAATACCACTATAGGAATTTTTCAAATCGTGGTGATAGATTTATCTACCCTTATCAAAAAGAAGTAGAACATATCGCAGAACGAGAAGATTATATTATCATAGGAGAGGGTTTAAAAAACGGTTTAAATGCTTTGCTTTATGGTGTGCCTTTTATGTCAATAGAGAGTACGGGCAACGTCTTAAAGCTATCAGATAAGTTTAAAAAAACCATTGAGTCATATATCGCTAAAGGTTGGGGTGTAGCGACTGCCTTTGACGGTGACTCTACGGGTGAAAAAGCATATCATAATTTTTTATTATTAACGGGATTAGAGGTAGATAATATTTTATCTTTTACCTCAAATCAAGACTTTGTAGAATATCTAAAGGCGGACTAGATGGGAACAAAACAAGAGTACACTTATAAAACACGGCTAGGTAATACTTCAAGTATTATAGGCGATTTCATGCAAGAGAGAGCCATTAAGAAAAGAAATACAAATCAACAAGAGGAGATAAAAAATCCACTTGATGACAAGCAACAAATGACGCTTATCATGTCTATTTTTAACCGTTGTCATAACGTAAAGATTGACGGACAAAAAGAGATACTTTTAGACCTACTGGATGGTCAAGTACAACATATAGAGCGTAACTATAAAAACTTTTCAACTATCATTAAAATTACTTTTCGTAAAGTATCATCTGAGGGGTACGAGTGCATTAACTTACCCAAGCTTTTTGAAGTCATTAAAACCAAAAACTCATACAGTTTCAGAACTTCCAAGAGTATTTTTAATGAAAAAAATCAACTTGTAATTAATGAGGCTAGAAAAGAGCTTATCAATGAACTAAAGATAAAACACAACTTTAACATAAATGATATTACTAAAAAAGAGTATGACTCTATTGTCCATGGCATAGATGAACATTGGCAGGGTCTTATCCCTCTTATCTTAGACCATATAGTAGCGGGTAAATTTGTATCAGACAAAAAAAATCTATGGCTTTTGGTCATGGCAGACAGTAACTTTGGTAAATCAAAGTTGTTTAAATGGATAGAGCCTTTTGGTGGGTCTGTTTTCATGGACTTTAAAGACCTTACAAGTAATGACATTAGTAATAAGTCACCCGACGAAATAGAGGGTAAAATGTGTTTAGTCATTGATGAAGTAACAAGCTTTCACCGTAAACTTTTTGAAGTAGAAGATTACCTTATGATTAGACCCATGCGTAACCATGCTATTAAAATACCTATCAATAGTAGGATACTATTATCAGCAGATGGTGGGACTTTCAATAATGAATACATGGATAAACAAATCGTTAACCGTGTAGCCGTAGTAGACTTAAGAGGTAAACAAACGGGTGAACTTGGAGACTTAAGCATCACTCACCAACACGGACGCTATAAAATAGCTCTAGTAATGACTCATTACCTCTATACACAGATATTTAACAGACTTCAAGAGTACCGAAGCCTTAATCATATAGAGAGAGCCAATAAGGCAGATAAGACCATACAAGAGATATTTAATAGATACAAGCAAAAGAAAAATGACTTTTTTCAAATTGTAGAGACCTCTCTTTATGAGATACTGCAAGAGTCAAAAGAGGCACTCGACAACTATCACTATAACATTTTACAAGATGCTATCATATTCCGTGAAGATGGCTACATTATAAAACGACCACAAGAGATAATCCCTAAAATACTCATTAACTACGACAAATCACTAGAGTATGAACTAGGATATAAGAATATCAAGCAAATAGAGTCAAAAATAAGCGGGTTTAAGATTGGTTCGTTTAAGGTTGATGGTAAAGCGGTAAGAGGTATCTTTATTCCTAAAAGTAGAGACCCTAAAACCATAACCCTACTAGATAAAGTAGCAAACATAAAAGCAAAGGCTAAAAAAGTTACTGCATAACTGACACACTTAAGCCTTACAGGTGTGTCACTCTTTTACTATTCTACTCTTTTAAAGAGATCCCTTGATTTTTTTCTACTGCTGCTGAGTCCCACTTTTTTACTTAGGACCCATCTCTTTTTTTTACGCTCGATCAGTCACGCTTTTTGTCCCAGGGACTGTCTCGGTTTTTTTCTTCCGGGTTGTCTCATTTTTTTTCTTACGTTTGGTCACTCTTTTAACCCTACTATACATCAAAGTTACACGGTTACATAAGTTACACCACAAACAGCCTAAATTATATTATTTTTTATTTTTTATGCTATAGCCCCTATCCTTGGGCTTTGTTTTTTATTTTTTTTATTTTAACTACTTTTATATGTAACTTATGTAACCTACCCATTTAACCCCCTATCCTTGGGGTATTTTAATGTTTTTTTTGATGTAACCTTGATGTAACCCTATGTAACTTGATGTAACTCTTATTACTTTATGCCCTCTTGGTTACATGAGGTTACATGATTTATTTTGCACATGTAACCTCTATTTAAAGCCTTTAAGAGGGATATTTAAAGTTTACTTTACGTTTTAGGTAAAAAAATACTTATTTTAGATAAAATTATTTACATATTAGGTAATTTATTTTACAGTAGGAGATAAAAAGTATGCACTGCCCTCAATGTTTGACAAATACAAGAGTAACATCTACCAATAAAATAGGTAGCGAAAAAGTCCAAAGATATAGAGAATGCCCTCAATGTCATTATGGTTTCATCACTGAAGAGATACCCGTATCTATTACGGCTACCACATTAAAAAATCACGCCCATAATAATATGACTGTTAAATGTGGTCAAGTGACACACGACCAAGGTCACACGACCTAATAAGTATGTCATAAGACCATATTTTACAGTCATTAAAAATTAAAGGAGCTACCACATGGCAAAAACAAAGCGTTTAACCCTTGATACAAATTCATTGGTAATAGACTATTCTAATACCCAAGAGCTTTACGACCTATTAAGAGGCATTCACGGCTACACAGAGATAGAACTAGCTGATAAGTTTGATTTAACCCTATCAGCGGTTCAAAATTGGACTAAAAAAGATCGTGAGCCTCCCGAATGGATAGTTATATATCTATCAGAGACATTAGAGCTAAAACTAAGCCTAATAGGCTATATGCTTAAGCTTAAAAAAGCCTCATTCGTTACATACAATATAGAGCATATACAAGCTATCATAACAGACTTTAGAGTAGAGTCAACCGCTGAGATACCGCAAAACCCTTTTACGCTTCAAATAGGCAACCTTATAACCGAAAGTAAACCTATAGATACCGCCGTATTAGCAAATATGGCAAAGATTTTAAAAACGTTTCATAAAGAAGAGTTTAAAAAGTTAAACGGTTAGTAAAATTAGACCCAACCTCTACGGGTCTAACAAGAGAAAATCATCAAAACCACACCACACTAAAACCTCCTATCACTATAAAACAATAAAACTATATAAATATATATA